ATTGTCAGCAGGTGAAAGGGACCCGGATGCTGAAGGCGCTACAGGTATGAGTGCAAGTAAGATGAGAGCTGCGGCTGCTAAAGGTGACCTTGATAGTTTTAGAAGAGGACTGCCGTCAGGTGTTGACGCAGATAAACTTATGAAACAAGTTAGAAAAGGAATGAGGTTGGCTGCTAATTATATCTATATGAAAAAGGCACAACCAATCGCAAGTATGGAAGAATTTGAACAACAACAAATAAGAGACCTTTATATCAGAGACCAAATATTTAATATAGGTGATGAAGTTGATTATGTTAAAGAAGATATTAAAGGTAAAGTACAAAGAAAAGGTACAAACTATATTGTACTAGAAGATAGTAATAATAATTTACACAAGGCATGGATATGGGATTGTATTCCTGTGGCAGCCGATAGAGAGGCAGATATGAGAGAAGTTAACTTAAATGTTGATTATGGCTTTGAAGCTGTGCCTGAAATACAAGAAGATTTAGACGCTCAGCCACAAGACAAAGATGTGAAAAAAGTAAAAGGCACACAACCTAAAAAGTATTACAAAACTTTAAGTAAAGATGTGAAAAAGAAAAGAGCAGATTATTTTAAAAATAAAGATACATCAAAAAATGATAATAGACCAGCACCAGGCGACAAAGGTGCTAAGACTAAACCAAGTATTCATACTAAAAAATTTAAGAAGATGTATGGTGAGGACTATGAATTAGGCACACCTGAATATACTAAACACACAATTGATATGACACCTGGTCAGAAAAACCCTATTAAAAAAGTCAAAGGTTTCTTGGATAGAGAACGAGAAAAACCTACTGAAAAAGATGTAAAAGAATGGGCAGCTACAGAGTCCACAATGAATAAATATAGGGAACGATATAAAGAAGAATGGAAAGCAAAACTTTCAGAGGTTGTTGCTAAAATGATAGAGAAACTATAATGAAGACTTTTAAAGAGTACGAAAACATTGATAAAAAATGCGAAGAGGTTATCTTTGAACATGAGTTAGAGGGTATCCAAGAGGCAGAATATCAAGGCAAAAAGGTCAAATTAAATGACCCAATTCGTGGTGGAAGTAAAAAATTTTATGTGTATGTTAAAGACGGTGATAAGGTAAAGAAAGTATCATTTGGCGACACAACAGGATTAAGTATTAAAAGAGATGACCCAGCTAGAAGAAAAAGCTTTAGAGCTAGGCACAATTGTGATAATCCAGGACCAAAAACTAAAGCAAGGTACTGGTCATGTTATCAATGGAGAGCAGGAGCAAAGGTAGACAACTAATGAGTAGATATAGAAAAACAATGAGGCAGGCCATAGAAGAAGGCCTATCTAACATGCAAGTGGCTATTCTTAAAAAAGAATACGAACCATTTAGAGGTAAAACAATTTCAGCTGCTAGAGCAAAACAACTTATGAATATACTTGATAAGTTTAAAGACCAAGATTTACAAAAACTAGCTAAAGCAAACATACCATTTGTATCAAGTGGTTCAGATACAAAATTAAGAGTTAGAAAAATGGGTTTCAAAGTAACTACTTTCAACCCTATGGGAAGTTTCAAAAAAGAGATTACACAAGAAGATTTTGACCTAGTTGAAGGTAAAATGAAAACTATTGCTACAATGTTTAGTCAAGGTAAAAGTGCTGAAGAGATTGCAAAGGCAATGAAACTACCTGTTGACACGGTAAAAAATATTCTAGGTGAAAATGCACCAACAGACGCTGATATGAAGAGATTGAAAAAACTAGGCATGAAACCTCAAAAAGAAGAATTAGAAGAAAGTGCTGACACTAGAGAACTTACAAATCTTTATAATAAAAGAACACCATTAACACCTGCTGAACAAAAAAGAAAAGCAGAGTTAGAAAAAAAACTAGGTGTTAATGAAGACCTAGAAGAAGCAATTAAACCATTTATGATATCTTATAGTGATAGATTTGGTAAACACGCAGGTTTTGAAGACGCAAAAACATTACAAGACCTACAAACAAAAGCAGCCAATTTAAGAAAAAAAGGTTTCAAGATTGATAAAATGGGTAGATATAATCCACCTGTAAATATGAAAGACGCTTTTGACCCTTTAACAGAGGCTTGTTGGACTGGTTATAAACAAGTAGGTATGAAGAAAAAAGGTGATAAGATGGTACCTAATTGTGTGCCTGAAAATTATGATGTCAATGAACACATAGAAGAATTAACTGAACAAGACGACAAAAAGAAAATGAGAAAAGTTGATGTTGCACCAGATGGTGACGCTGAACATGCTGAAACAACAGATGAGAAAAAAGAGAAAAAAGAAGGTGATAATGTTGACAAATTAAAAGCTGAGATAGAAAAGAAAGACAATGAAATTCAATCTCTTAAAGTAAAAGCAGAAACAGAGAAAGCTAAAGTTGCTAAAAAAGAAACTGAAAAGATGGTAAATCCTGAAACAGGTGAACCACTATTACAAGTTGGTGTAGCGTATAAACATTTAAGAGATAAGATGGCTAAGATGAAAGAAGATGTTGACTACTTAAAACCTAAATTAAATCCTTCTCAAATTGCAAATATTAAAAAGACATGGCAAAATAAAAAACCAGGTGATGTAACACCTGCTGTTAAGAAAATGATTAAGAACATGGATATACCAACTCAATTGGCAATCAAACATGCTAACATTAAATTCTTATCAGGTATAGTAGAAGATTTAGGTAAAGAAGATGAAAAAACAATTAAGCCTATAATTAAACAACTTAAAAAGTCTGTTACAGCACATGACAAACAGGCAAAAGATTTAGAAAAGGCTATGAAAAATGAAGCAGACTTATCTAAATCACAAATTAAGAAAGTACATGATAAAGCAGATGAGTTACCTAAAAAAGACTTTAGAGATAGATATGGTAAAGAAAAGGGTGACTCTGTAAGATATGGAGTTGCAACTAAAATGATAAAGAAAAAACTAAACATAGAAAATAAAAATCATCCTGGTAAAGAATTATATGAAACTATCAAAGGTCTAAAAAATAAAGCTGATAAATCGGGTATGCCTTATTCAATATTGAAAAAAGTATATGATAGAGGTATGGCTGCATGGAGAGGTGGTCATAGACCAGGTACTTCTCAGCAACAATGGGCTTTTGCTAGAGTAAATAGTTTTGTTACTAAATCATCTGGCACATGGGGTGGTGCTGATAAAGATTTAGCTAAACAAGTTAGAGGGAGTAAGTAATGAGTTATTTAAAACATAAACCAGGAAGTATTGAGGAGATTGTAGCTAAACAATCATCTTACAAAGAAGATTCTGGTTACCAAAAAATGTTCAAGAAAGAACTAGAAAAAGCTGGTAAAGGTATAGGTTCAATGTCACCAGCAGAAAAAAAGGCATTTTTCAACAAGATAGATAAAAAATATTCTGCTAAAGATGAGGGTATGGAAACTATGGTTCCTAATAAAAAAGATGACCCTAAAGATATGAAAAGAAAACAGACTATGACTAATCAAAAAGCGACTAAAGTTGAGATGGAACCTAAAGTGGAATACGACAAATAATCACTAATTGCGACATATTAGCTGTTGCCTTTGTCCTTAAATATGATATAGTGTAAGTATGAAAGGACAAAAACACTATGAAAAACCTACCAAAAATATATTGTGATATGGATGGAGTCCTTTGCGACTTTAAATCATACGCAGAAAAAGTTGTAGGTGTACCCATTGCTAAGTGGATGAACTTATCAAAAATAGATAAGTGGAAACCAATAGTTGATAAAAGAGATTTTTGGTCCACAATGCCTTGGATGACAGGCGGTAAAGAACTCTGGTCATTCATCAAGAAATATAATCCTGATATCTTATCTGCTCATGTAGAAGAGGTGAGGGATCCTACTTGTATACCAGGCAAATCATTGTGGGTAAAAAAGAATCTAGGTTTACCTAATGACAGAATTAATTTAGTCAGACGATTTCAAAAGAAAGATTACGCACAAACAGGATATAGAAGTCCTGCCATC